GAGCTTTAATTATGGGCGAAACCGTAGGTAATAAAGTTATAGTTACAATATCAATAGACCCATTACAACAAGAAGTGGTGGGAACACAATTTCAATTAAACTATGATAATACCTCATTAAGTTTTGAGAAGGTGGAGTTTACAACTAAGGGAAACCCAACCAATTTTGGAAGTGATAGAGGTAATTATATTACATTGGGTTCATTAATAACTGATGGGTCAACTCTATTAGATAAAACAACAGAATATAAAATAACATTTGTACCAAAAATTGAATTGGGTGGAATATTGGGATTGACTTCAATATCAACAACCGATGCCGTTAATAAAGATGGTAAACAATTAAAAATTAAATTGAACTAATGAAAAAACTAATAATAATTCTGTTACTAATTTCGATTACATTTGTTACAAAAGCCCAAATTGTAAAACCCGATACATTACAATTATCACCAAAGGAATTATTTGGTGAAAGTGATGATTGGAACGATGTGGGTGTATTACAATCCTATGTTAATTTTTCAAAAGATGTGCTTTCATCCTCAAACTTATCAGTTGGTATAATCGGAAAGCAAGTATCCACTACTCTTAATTTGGGTTACAATAAATCATCTATGAATGGGCAATGGGGTCACACATTCGCAGCATCAATAAATCCTATATGGAACTATTATGGTGTGGGATATGGTCTTAGTAAAAATACCGAAAAGAGAACAACCACATTACAATCATTTTATTCAACCGATTTTGATTTTCAAAAAGATATTACACTATCATTCATCGATGTATTCAGAACTAAAAAGTTTGGAACATTTGGATATAGTTTAATTGCATCAAAATCTTTTTGGGGAACATATGAAGGTCAATGGGAAGGAAAATATACGGTAGATGAAAATGGTGATTTTAAAGATTTAATATACCCAATGATACCGGCATCAAGTGAAATAAGTTATAGAGGTATGGTGATGTACACATATACATTGAAAACAAAGAGAGTAAACATATCACCACAAATATTTGCAATGAGTGATGTATATAAAGTATTTAAAGATGGTACTACATCGGATTTATCGTATTTTGATGATTTCAATTTGGACTTATATTATGGTACATCTATCGATTGGAAGGTAACTAAAAGATTTGTATTAAATACTAATATTAGATATAACACAACTTTTGATAAATTAAGTGAATCAGTTGGTTATAAAAAGAGTAACCCAATAATGTTTATGATAGGAACAAACTTTCAATTTTAATGAAAAAGACATTACTCATATTTGTAATTTTATTGGTGGGATGTGTTAAACCAGACCTGCCTGTTCCAATACCACAAATTACCTATGTATTTGATGTAAAGGAAAGTGAAGTAACAAATGGACAGGATATATATTTTAAACTGCCATCCGATGGTATACATACTTTAACTTTAATTGATAAAGAAAGTGGGCAAGTGGTTAGTAGAGAAAAATTTAATGGTAAATCGGGTGAAAATGTGAAAAAAATTTACACCAATTCCCTACTTAAGGGATATTTACTATTAGTGTTGGAAGACAATAATAAGAATCAATTAGGTAAAACAATAATAATAAATAAATAAAAGAAACCCAAGTCAAATGAAAAAGCTATTTATAGTGGTATTAAGTTTAATGATTCTTACAGGTTGTAGAAAAGAACAGGATTTTCTTCCAACTATTCAACAAGCACCCGAAGATTTGAAAATATCTAGTTCTTTAGGTATTAAATTACAATCACCATTTGTCACTTCAGAGGTTGCAATGAATGTTAAAAGTGAAATTGTGGGATCTGTAACAATTAAGATATTTGACATCTCAAATAGAGTTGTTTCAAAAGAGACCGTTAACGTAATTGTTGGAGATAATATACTTAAAGTATATACGTCATCATTACCAAATTCAGCATATAGAATTGGTTTTTTTGATTCAAAAAATAATATGTTAGGAATAACAGATTTTAATAAAATAAACTAAAAATTAAACACAAATAAAATGGCAGAAGAAACACAAGAACAAGAAGGAACATGGTCAAGTCTTAAAAAGACAATAATTGGAATTGCAGGAACAGTAGTAACCGCTGGCGGCGTATGGTTAACAACATTGTTAGGTGGTGGTGACAAAGCCGAACCCGCACCAGTACAAGCCGCACCAGTAATTAACATTACAACTAATCAAACTCAACAACAAGCTGCTGGTGGTAATAAAACTGTAATCATCAATAAAGGTGGTGATGGTAAAACAACCCAACCAGTTGCAAAACCTAAGAAAAAAGAAGGTGATGAGTTTAAAGAAGAGGCACCTAAATGGTAATTATGCTTTCTATGATAAACCAACTATTTTATTTAATATCAGGATTATTGATAACAGTCGGAATTGTATGTGGCGTTATGTACACAGCAATTAAGTTAAATGAAAAATTAAATTAAAAAAAAATGAGTAAACAACAATCACCAAGTGGTTTTAAAGATTTATTAAGTAACATGATGGCCAGAAGATGGTATATCACAGCATTGGTGTTAGGTGGGTTTATGTTAATAATTGGTGGTATGTTTGTTGCCATTATTAATAAAAATGAAATTGCCGGAGAATGGAAAGAACTTCTTTTATTATTATTGGGAGCTTTCATCGGTTCTTATGGTAAAATCATTGACTATTGGTTTAGTGATACCGATAAGGATAAGATGTTAGTCCAAAAAATGGATGAAGAAGATGGTACCTCATTAAGTAACACTGCCGATTTACCAAACAACCCAATTGTACCTATGTCGACCGCACCATTGGTTTTACCAACAAGTGAAGAAGTTGAAGTACCCAAACCACAACCCCGTACAGGTGTTGAAGTAGATGAAGATGGGGATGGCATAATGGACGGTATTGATTTTGATGGTGATGGTAAAATTGATATGTACTTTGCACATAGACAATGTGAGCACGTATGGGGAGATTTAGATGGTGACGGTATCGAGGAGTGTTTGAAATGTGGTAAAATAAAAGATGAAAATGCAGAAATGCACACGGAAGGATAAAATAAACAAAAGACAAAAAATAAAAAACTATGAAATTTAAAGAATGGGCTATTGAACTCTTCAAAGACGAAAGAGGTTCAATTTCAGTAAAACCAGTTATCGCATTTGTGGGAGCAATGTTCCTATGTGTAACTATGATCTTAAATTCGTTCTCTCACGCCGAATTTGCACCATCACCTGAATTGGTGAATGCTGTGATGATTATTACAGGAATCGGAATGGGCGCGGATACAATGGATAAATTCTCTCATAAAAAGAAAGAAGAAACGGAAGGTTAATATAAAGGGAGTTAAAAACTCCCTTTTTTTATGTATTTATATTAAAATAAGATGTATGAAAAAATTATTAATATTATTAAGCGTTTTTTTACTAAGCGCTGTTGTCGTTGACGGACAAACAATAGGTAAAACTAAGACAGAGGACTACAAGGCGGACTTTGAAAAAAAAAGAGATATAAGTGCGTACATGGATTACGATGGTCCTCAAATTCCAATTCAAATATTAAAGGCAGGAATTTCTGACGAGATGTATGAAATGTATCCTGAACTAAAAGAAAAACGTGTTGGTTTAGGTGTTGCAAATATATCTATGGAATACCTTGAAAACTTAAACAGATTTAAATTTACTGAAGACAAGACAGAAATTAAGAATAGGATGGTAAAACAATTTCAAGCATCTGCGGCAGGTATTTCTGAGAATAAATTAGATGGTCGTGGTAAAATCAATTTGGCAAAGTATTTTGTGACGATTGAGTGTTATGACTACTCAGTGTCAGAAGATGAAACCATCAACCTTAAAAATGGTATACAAGACAATATGGTAACTCGTATAGGTCTTCAGGTTAGGTTTACAGATGCGGAGACAGGTGTCTTATTTGGTGGGTCAGGTTTAGGTGAAGCAACAACAAAAAGAGAATTAACTCTTTTATCTGATGCATCTATTGACCCAATTAAATTCAACCAATCAACAATTAGTATTGCAACTAAAAAGGCGTTAGATATTGCCTGTGCTAACATTCTTGATAGAATGATTAAAAAGGGAATATTTGCAAAATAACTATATTTTAAAGATTTAATAAAAAATAAGGGGTGTAATAACCCCTTTTTTTATATTTATAAGTATGAGAGTGTGTGAAGTAATTGATGTACCACAAAAAGTTGATTGTGAAAACTGTGTCCCTTGTTTAAGATTAAAAATGATGGAGATGGGGTTTATATGTGGACAACAAATTGAAATAAGTGAAAAAAAGTTAGGATTATATTTGGTTAATGTTTTATCCGGTAGTGGCCACGTAGAATCAACTTTAGCGTTAAGACCTGAAGAATTAGATAGAGTTATTTTAAAAGATATATTATGAAAAAATTTATAAGAATTCACGACGACAAAGTTTTTTTTGGTGTATGTAGTGGTTTAAGTCACCGTACTAATGTTGATCCATTGGTTTGGAGGTTGTTGTTCTTTTTTTTAATATTTTCACCATTCCCAATAATAACCGGTTATTTACTAACCACAATTTTAACTGAAACAGTATGAAAAAGGTTTTATTAGTTACAGGTTTAATATTAATATTAATATTATTCTGCACAATAATGTTGAATGCTCAAGTATCAACTTGGAGGCAAACTGGTGGAAGCGTTCCATCACAAACATCACAATCAACTCAAACAAGAGTTCAACCATCTGTACCACAACAACAAAATGTGAGTAGTTGGAGAAACAACCCACCACAACAATCACAACCATTACCACCACGTGGTAGGGGAGGTATTCAAAATTGGGGTCGAGTTAATCAGTTTGGTTACTATTGGGGTAATTGGGGATGGTATCAACCTTATCCTTATACTTGGTATGATGATTATGGATGGAGACAAAGAAGTGTAATTCATGTATACGAAAATGGAAAGAGAGATACTATTAGAAAAGAACGAGTTCATACCGCATTTGGATTTGGGTATACTAATAATAAACAAGCAACTTATTGGGGAATGGTTGGTGGTAAGAAAGGATATTTTATTATGGATTATGTAATGACTTATGCAAAAGACCAAAACCAATACTTTCCGTATGGACAAATTAACAATGTTGATTTTTCACTTAGTAAAGAAGATTGGAAAAAAGAATCAACTTTTTATATTGGTGCTGGTAAAAGAATTAATAATATAGGAATACATGGTATGATAGGGTTTGGTAGTGAAGTTATTAGATGGCAAGGTAAAGATGACTTAGGTGGTATATCATTTCCAAAATCAAATTCAACATTTACAACATTTAAAATTGGAATAATAAAAGATTTCAAATTCTTTACTTTAAAATTAGATAACGATCCAATAAGGGGGTACACACAAATAGGAATAGGATTGAATAATAAGTAATGAAAAAAATAATAATATCTCTCCTAATATTATTTTTTTGTAGTAAGTCTTTTGGACAAAGTACAATAACACAAACGTACATAGACCCGTGTGATAATAAAGTCTATGTTGTTGTAATTCCATTCGGACAAAATCAAACTGTTGCTGTTATTAGGGGTAAATCTAAAATTGTAACATTAGCCGACATTAGTAGTGGTACTTTTCAAACATGGGTGAATAGTATATTTGCAACACCTTGTCCACAAAACGATAATATCAGATTAGCACAAGAAGCCGCAGCAAGGGCGGCAGCAGATGCCGCAGCTAGAGCCGCCGCGGATGCTGCGGCAAAAGCGGCTGCGGATGCTGCGGCAAAGGCCGCATCAGATGCTGCAGCAAAGGCGGCGGCAGATGCTGCAGCTGCAAGTGCATCGTCAGCCGCAAGTAATTCAGCATCATCGGCAGCAAGTTCATCGGCAAGTGCCGCCGCAAGTTCTGCAGCTGCAAATGCTGCAACACCTCCACCAATAAACATTGCACCTCCACCACCCGCTCCGGTAGTTACTGCACCTCCACCAACGGCAGCACCTCCACCGGCATCAAGTAGTTCATCACCACCTCCCGCAAGTGGTGGTTCATCTTCTTCTTCATCAAGTAGTTCATCATCAACTGAAGCAAAACCAGCAGAAAGTAAACCAGCGGAAACTAAATCAGATAAACCAGCTGAACAAAAAACCGAAGAAAAGAAAACTGAAGCTAAGACAGAAGAAAAGAAAGAGGAAACAAAAACAGAAGAAAAGAAATCAGAAGAAAAAAAGACTGAGGAGAAAAAGGAAGAAGCTAAAAAAGAAGAAGAAAAGAAAGAGGAAACTAAAAAGGAGGAAGAAAAAAAGAAAGAGGAAGAAAAGAAAAAAGAAGAAGAAAAAAAGAAAAAACAAGAAGTAACAAATCCAACGTTACTTGCGTCAGATATAACCGGTGCAGAACAACCAGACGGAACTTATTTAGCCTCAATTTCAATGGGACTTAGTAAATCATCTTTGGCGGGTGATGTAAGTTATAGTACAGGATTGGTTGTGAATAGTAATTTAAGTTCTATTGTAATGACGGGTGGAATTACTAAAATGGGATTAACAAAAGATGGACAGTTAGATGCAATACATTCATACGGAACCGCATTTGCATATTTAGGTGGGAATTACATGAATTTGTTAGGTTACACTTGGATTAAACCTACACCAAAAAAAGGTACATATGGTTATAACGTAGGTATTATTAATTTATTTCTTAAAAATGATAGTGGTGGATTTGATTATAATATGGCCAGTTCGGCAATTGTATTTTGGACTAAACCTTATCAATATTCAAAAAAATTAACGGTTTCTCCACAAGTGTTTACAATGTTCTCACCCATATCATGGAATAGTTCAAATGGTGAAACAAACGTGAATAGACATATGGGATTTTTATTGGGGGCGGCTTTTGATTATAAAATAACAAAAAGATTTGGGTTTAGTTTTAATTACAAAATGAGTGGGAATACTAATCCAGGTTCTCCATTTTTAAGTAATTTCTTAATTGGCTCAAGAATGATGCTTTAAAAAAAATCCTCGAAGTAAAAACTCCGAGGACATGACAAAAAATAGATGTATCTCTCCAAATACATTAATAAAATATAAAAAATTAATTTTTATTTGTCAACTCTTGATAAAGATTTTTTATTTCACAACATTTTTCATAATCTTCAATCATTTCAAAATAAGGGATTAAATCTCTTTTTAATACTATAGATTCTTCTTTATGAAATATGAATTCAGTTTCCCAATCTACGTTCATAATTTTTGCAGACACAAAAAGGACTAATGATTTTTTTCTTGTATTCTTAAATTCTTTAAATATATTTAAAATATTTTCATATATAACGTCTTTATTTTCATCATAAAAATCGGTAAAATCTTTATATTTTCCATTAATTTGTAAAGAGATGAACGGTGCAGATTTTCTAGTTCCCATTAAGTTTAGTTTAGTTAGTTAGTAAATGTTAGAACATAAAATTACAAATAATATTTTAATTAAAAAAAATTATTTTTCCCCCTTTGTTCTGTCCCATTTAGCCGCTCTTGCTTCTGGTGACAAATGAAGTTTTTCGTCTATAGTGTGTTCAATTTTAACCCTAATACAGGTCTGAGGTGTCCTACAGTTCATAAAGTAGTTATTTATATAACCCATCATGTTTGCACTACCAATAGGATTGGCTGAATGGACATAAATTTGAGGTAAGGGTATTTTAGTATTCATACTTTCACTTACCAAATATCTACAACAATCCATACCGGTTTTTTCATCAATGTTATTATAATTTAATTCATAATTATTTTTAACATTTGTATAATATTCAATCATAGCACCATCACCTAAATCGTGATCAAGTGATATAACATCAAAATTTTCTAATCCATGTAATTTAATTTTTGCAACAAATTCATCGTAATTACGAACAATTATCCAATCATTATCCAAAGGCGTACGAACGTCATCCAAATACAATCTCAATTTATTATTAATTTTCATCATTTTTAAATGGCTTTGAATAATTTGGATATATAATTTTCCAAATATTTTTTTTATGTTCTTTTCCGTCTAACATGTTAAATAAAATGTTAGAGTGTCTATATTCTTTTGCTCTAATCGCAAACTCTTTTCTATCTAAATTTCGTGATTTTAAATTCTCATAAATCTCAATATAGTCCTTATTAATATTATCAAATCTAATAGTAAAATCCCTAATAGTTTCTTTAACCCAACCGTTAAATTCGTCTGGAACTCTTTCAAGTAATTCATCGAACGGTTTATTGTCTTTCAAATATTCCCATATATCACGATTAGATATGTTAGTTAAAATTTTGTGAAGTCTAACATATTCTTCTCCTTTGATTTTCATACGAAAACCATTCTTAAATTTAATTACATATCCCTCTCTGTCTTTACTAATTTCTTCTTTAAGTAAATCATATCCTTCTCCCCAAGTCTTATATGTCATTACAACTTCAAATCCCGAATCCTGCGTCCAAAACAAACTACTATCAGGTATTTCTTCACCTGTTTCTGTATGAAAACCACCAATAACAACTAATTTTTCTTCACCTTTATAATCAACAACAATTCTATTTTCAGGATAAATAATTTCAAACAAATATGTATTGTCTTTTCTCCATGCACTGATGTCGTGTCTATCAAGAATTTCTTTACCCTTAATTGCCTGTGGTGATGTGAATGATCCGCGTGTTGCCATTATCCACTCATTTTCATAATTAAAAAGAATACCTAATGAACCATCCATCTTTTCATATACGACATAATCTTCATTTGGAATATCTTCTGGTTTATGTTCTTCGTAGTTGAAAAATTTCTTAAATGGTCGAGCAACAATATCACCTTTTGAATTTGTAACCAATCCACGACATTGCAAAGTAATCTCATCCCATAATCTTTCGTACTGAACTTTTGGACTATAATTCCAAATAGTTAAATCAAGGGTTGGATGGGTTTGTTTATGTAACAAACCATCTTTGTGGTATCTTTCTAATGTTTCTAACATTACTTGATGGGTTTATAAAATCCAATATTGTAAGTCCATTTCAACCAATTAAATGACAAGTATATACCACATAATTTATTATCTAATAATGTTCTATGTGATTCTGGTTCACATGTTTCAAAATAAAAATATACAAAGGGTAATGGGTATACAGCCCATTGATTTTTAAATAAACTTGAATGAAATTTCATATTTCGTTGTTTTGGTAATGTTGTTTTAAAATAAGATTCAATAAATTGACTCATCTATAACTTTATTTCAAACCTATCCTTCATTTGTTGGAGTTTATTTTCGGGTACTCCGTGAATATTTTCATTACCATGTCTGTTTTCAACAACCACACAATGTACTCGGTAATTATACCTTTCAGCCATTTCAAAATAAGTTTTCATTTCCCATTCTTGGGTAAAAGTATTTGCAACAACTATACGAGCAATTCCCTGTCTCATTCTTTCTGAACATCTAAATTGACAATAGTTATGTGCTTCTTTTATTTTGGTGCCATCAAAAATATAATCACCATCATCGTTAACAAAAAAATCATCCGCAGATAAAACTTCTTGCGGATTATTATTTGGTTGTAATAATATAATATTTGCTATTGTTGATTTTCCTGAACCAGGAATTCCTCTTAAAAGTATTAAATCACCATTTATTTCATTTACATTATCCATAGGAGAGATTTAGAATTAAAAAATAGGGGAAGGAATAACCCAACCCCCAATTTCTTATTTTACAACTGCGCTGTCTGCTGGAATTTCCCCAGCATTTCCTGTTTCGGGAAGTGAAGTAGAAGTTGTATCGGCTTGAACCGAAGTTGAGTCAGTTGTTTGAGTTGCGGTTGACTCTGAACCACAAGCTGATAGTGTAAGTGCTACACCAAGAGCCAAAATAAATGTTACTTTTTTCATATATAGTAAATATACGATTTTTAAATCACAAAACAAAATTTCAATAAAAAACCCCAACGAGATGTCGGGGTTTAAGGTCTTTGGGTGGGTTCAACCCCACTTACTTATTAAAAAAACGAAAAGGTAATCGACAAAGAGAACCTTCAAGAATATAAATATATATGTTTTTACAAAAAAACAAACTATTTATCAATCTTTTTCGTGATTATTAATTTTTGATCTTTGGATTTTAAAGTGATTTGTTCATTTTCAACAATGTTACCTTTCAATATTTCTTCACTTAAAAAGTCTTCACAAAGATTTTGGATAATTCTTTTAATAGGTCTCGCACCATATTCTTCTTGTGAATTTAATTCAAATACTCTTAAGGTTACTGATTTGTCAAAAGTTACCTTGTAGTTTTTATCTTTTAAACGATTATTCAATTTACCAATTTCAATATTGATAATTTTCTTTAAGGTTTCATCATTTAATGAATTGAATAGAACAACATCGTCAATACGATTTAAAAATTCAGGATTAAATTGTTGTTTTAATGCCTTTTGAATCATTGTCTTTCTAACTTCATATTTTTGAACTTCAGAAGATGATGTTGAGAACCCAACTCCACCACCAAACTCTGAAACTTTTTTGGCTCCGATGTTTGATGTCATGATAATTAAACAATTCGTAAAATTAACTTTTCTACCAAATGAATCTGTTAAATGTCCTTCATCTAAAATTTGTAATAGTAAATTGAAAACATCCTTATGAGCCTTCTCAATTTCATCAAATAAAATGACAGAGAATGGGTTATTTTTAACTTTCTCAGTTAATTGACCCCCTTCATCATAACCAACGAAACCTGGAGGAGAACCGATTAATTTTGAAACGTTATGTCTATCCATATATTCGCTCATATCAATACGAATAATTTTTTCAGGGTCACCAAATAAAAATTCAGCTAATGTCTTCGCCAAATATGTTTTACCAACACCGGTGGAACCTAAGAAAATAAACGAACCTATTGGTTTATTAGCGTCTTTTATTCCAACACGATTTCTTCGTATTGATTTAGATATTGTCATTACAGCCTCTTCTTGACCAATTACTTTTTCCCCAAGTAATGTTTCAAAATTTAATAACTTTTGAGTTTCTTTAGAATCTAATTTTGAAATTGGTACTCCAGTCATTTCGGAAATAATCACATAAACGTCATCAACTGATACGGGTATTTTATTATCTTTTTGTTTTTCAGACCATTTTATTTTTTCGTCTTCAAGTTTATCCATTATTTTTCGTTCATCATCTCTTAATTTGGCTGCTTGCTCATAATTTTGAGATTTCACTACTTGGATTTTTCTTTCTTTAATTTCGTCCGCCTGTTTCTTTAATTTTTCAATGGATTCAGGAATTCTAGTTGAAATCCTTTTTTCAGAACCAAGTTCATCTAAAACATCAATCGCTTTATCAGGAAATTGTCTATCAGTGATATAACGACCTGCAAGTTTAACGATAGTTTCAATCACTCCATCTTCATACGTTACTTTATGAAATTCTTGATATGAATTTTTTAGATTTTTTAAAATCTCAATCGTTTCTAATGATGTGGGTTCTTTTAAAATAACTTTTTGAAAACGACGAACTAATGCCCCGTCTTTTTCAATGTGTTTTTTAAATTCATCAAAGGTCGTCGCACCAATACATTGTAATTCTCCACGAGCCAATGCTGGTTTAAGAATATTTGCGGCGTCCATTGCACCACTCGCATTACCCGCACCAACCATAGTATGTAATTCATCAATGAATATGATAACATTTGGGGCTTCTTGTAATTCATTAATAATTGCTTTTATCCTTTCCTCAAACTGTCCACGATATTTAGTTCCAGCAACTAATGACGTTAAATCTAAAGACATAATTCGTTTATCCAATAAATTTGTTGGACAATCACCTTTAAGAATCATTAATGCTAGTTTTTCAACTAATGCAGATTTACCCACACCAGGATCACCCACAATAACGGCGTTGTTTTTCTTTTTACGAGAAAGAATTTGAGCAATTCTTTTCACTTCCTTGTCCCTACCAACAACAGGGTCAATCTTACCTTCTTCTGCAAGTTTTATTAAATCTCGAGAAAAATTATCCAAAATCGGGGTATTCGAACCTTTCCTTACTTTCTTAGGGTTAACTGTTGGTCCATCTTCAAAAAAATCTACTGCCATATTTAATAAGTTTTATGTATACAAACATAACACATTCTATACAAAAAACCAAATAATAGACAAAATGTCAAAAATTTTTTTTTATCGATTATTTTTTGTATTATTGTTAATATAAAACTATAAAATCATGTCAATAAAAAAAGAAAAAATCAGTGGGGAAATGATTGATGTAACAATCAAATCTTCAAGTCTTAAGTCAGCATCTTATGACTCATTATCAGAAAGATTAACAATTACATTCAATTCGGGGGCTTCTTACGAATACCGTAAAATCCCAATGTTATTGTTTACTAAATTTAGACTGGCAAAGTCTCAAGGGACGTACTTTAACAAGTTCATCTCTAAAGAGTTTAAATTTAAAAAATTAGATTAAAACGAAACCCCGAGAAATCGGGGTTTTCTTTTTGATATTTATTACATATATTAATGATATGGGAATAACATCAGAAAGAATCGAGGGTAAGATGATACACGTTATCATCAACTCATCAAATTTAAAAGAGGCATCTTATAACACAGAGAGCGAGGACTTAACTGTCACTTTTAATAATGGAACTATTTATGAATACAATAAAGTTCCTTGGACAAAATTCACTAAGTTTAGACTTGCTGAATCACAAGGAAAACACTTTAACGAAAATATCGCTAAAGGACATAAGTATAAAAAAATAGGATGAGTTTATTTGAAGAATTAATTGAGGATAAGGTTGGGGATGAGAAAATCGTAAAGTCATTTAAGACTAAGGATTCATTATCTGACAATATTTTTGAGGAATCAAAGGGTAAATTCACTATGCGTGACGACATCAGAAAGGCGTTAATTAAAATTTCTGAGGATTTCATATCAACCTTAGGTGTCGAATTTTTCATACACGACATCGTATTAACAGGATCATTATCAAATTATAACTGGTCAAATTATTCAGACGTAGATTTACATATCATTATTGATTTTAAAGAATCGAAATATAATTCAGATATTTTAAAAGAATTCTTTGACGCCAAGAAAAATGTGTGGAACGAAAAACACAACATCATTATTAAAGGATTTGACGTCGAATTATATGTTCAAGATGTTAATGAAGAACATATATCTTCCGGTGTATATTCAATTTTAAACAATAAGTGGATTGTTTCACCAAAAAAAGACAATCCTAAGATTGACGATAAAATGATTTTACAAAAAGCTGAGGATTACATGAAGAAAATCGACCTAATTATTGATAAGAGTAAAAAAGGTGTTGATACTATTGATGAAATTGAAAACATGAGAAAAAAGTTAAAATCATTCAGACAGAGTGGATTAGATGAAGGAGGAGAGTATTCTTATGAGAACTTAACTTTCAAATTATTAAGAAGAAATGGATACATTCATAAACTTTTAGACCTTAAAACTAAACTTACAGACAAGAAATTGTCGGTGACACAATAAAGAACCTTATTTTTTCCCTATATGTATGTATTTATAGGATAAGAATAAGTATATCTAACAATCAAAAAAAATGGCAGAGATAAAACCCCTAGGCAGTGAAAAACTTAACACAGAAGACAAATTAAAAAGAATTCTTGAGTTAACGTATTTCAACGAAAATAAAAAATCAAATTCATCTACTAAACCTGAACTGGTTAAAGAATCAAAAACAGGTGGAATATTTGGTATTGTCAAAGAAAAAGACGGTTACTACGTAAAAAGAGGTTTGAACGAATCATCATTGGATTACATTGGTGGTATGTTTATGAAAAACAAAAATAGATTTAATTCGTATGCTGACGCATATAAAAGATTAAATCTTTTAAACGGACAGGAAAATATACAGGAAGCAACAAAGTATGTTTTAAAACAAAACAAACCACAAGAAGAAGCTCCAATGGCTGAACCAGCAATGAACGCAGCACCTGCTCCAAGTATGGAACCTGCTCCAAGTATGGAACCTGCTCCAAGTATGGAACCTGCACCTGACGCATCGGCAGCACCATCTAGTGAATTTCCTCCAGCTGATGGTGTGGATATGACTGGATTAGAAGGTGGTGAATCTTCTAAACGTTCAGACTATATGGCTGAAGCTCAAAAATTTGCAGGAAAGTTAGGTCAAGAATTGAGAGATTTACATGATAGAATGGAAAGTGATGATATAAAGTATATTTTAAATATGATTATATCTGCGGTTGATTTAGACAAATTAGACGATGATGATATTGAAGACATCGCAAAGAAATTTGAACGTGAGGAGGAAGAAGGTGGGGAAATGGGTTCAGAAGAACCAGCAATGGAACCATCACCTGAAGCTGCTGCAGAACCAACATCAGATGAAGATTTGGGAGAGAACACAATGTCAGCATTAGATGAGTTTATTAATAACCCAGCACCGGGAGAACAAATGGAAATATCTTTAGATGATTTTGTTGATGGTGGTGACGATTTATCAAAAAGTGCCGATTTAGAGATGGGAAATGATAAAAAACAAACTGATGTTGAAAAGGAGATAGATTTGGATGAAATTAAAAATGAAATTCATAGAAGTATCGGTGAAACTTTAAGTAAATATTTCAACTAAAATGCATCTAATATATGTCAATGAGATTGGTTCAGATTACAAAGGTCAAAAACAGTATGAATTTGTTTTTAGTGAAAGTACTGAGATTGATATGGGGGAGTGGTTTATCATTCCTGCTTCGGCTAACCAACAATCTAAATCTCCTGACATCGAATATGTTGATGTAGTTGGGTTATTAAAGAACACAGATTTACAATTAGAACTTATTCAAAACTCCGATTATTTCGGAGTTATTGATGCTGTAGATGGTGTTATATCGTTAGCTTGGGAAAAATTTGATTTTGATTCAGAAAATGAAAGATTATCATTTAAATTTGCGGAATCTTTAGAAAATGTTACAAAAAAATTAAAACAAAGAGGTTATATTCTATTAAACGAAAACATTAAAATAAATAATATATGAAAAGAGACGTAATTGTTGGACAACTAGTTAAAGAAGGGTTTTCTCAAAAAACATTGGTTAATTTCAATGATAAACAACTTTCTGATTTACATGAAAGAATTGTCGTTGATGCCGATAAATTAAAAACAGACCCAAAATTACAGGCGTTAGCTAAAGACCCAAATACTGAGGTTGAGGTTAAAGAAGAATTGAAAGGTGGACAAAAGAAATTAGATAAGAACCACAACGGAAAAATTGATGGTCAAAAGAAAGACGTTAATGAAGTGGATATGGGATTAACTGTAAAAGGTTCAAAATCAAGTGGTTCAAATTTGTTTGGCAGTAAATCTACAACACCTAAAAAGAAAACTACACCTAAGAAAAAAGAAGAAGGTGAAACTGAAGAGGGAGAAGTGGACGAATCAATACATGGTATTGTGATAGGAGCAACAAAAGAAAAATTAAAAAAAGATTTAGGTAGAGATCCTGAAGACCATGAGGTTGAAAGTGAACTTACTAAATTTTATAATATTTGGAAAAAAGATAAAGAAGATAAAGAAGGTAATGAACCAAAAGAAAAAAAGAAAAAAGGATTCGTAGTAGGGAAACAACCTTCACCAAATTTTAACGGTCACAAAAAGAAAGAGGAAGATGTTAAAGAATGGGTTGAGGCGTTAGCTGAAAATAATTTTCATAGTTTTACATCAAAAAATGAAATTATGGAACTTATTAAAAGTAAACTTACCGAATCTGAGGTTATGGAACCACAACACGGTGCTAATGTAAAAAAAGGACACAATGGTATTCCTGAATTTATGACTTATGATGCTATTACATCTTCAGCACCAGCAGTTGCTCCGAGTAAACCAAAAGTTGTTCCCGGAACTAAACCGGCTAGACCAAAAAGAGACCCATTTAATCCAGGTCCAAAACCAAGTCCAAGACCTAAGGCGTTACAGGAAAAAAAATAATTTATAAAATTATGAAATTATCTAAGAAAAAATTGTTATCTTTAATCAAAGAAAATTTGAACGAAATGGCAATGACATTTGATGGTGAAGATAGACCAGATCAATCTATACAACAAAAATTAGCAACAGGTGATACCCCACTTAAAAAGGTACCTTTTCCAAAAACGGGAAATCCAAATCAAAATTTTCAAGAATTATTAGCGTCGGAGAGATATAGAGATGTGGTTGCTAAAGTAAGAGAATTTTCAAATTTTAGTGGTAACATACAAGATGCATCTTTATCCGGTATTATGTTGGATGCATTGAGGAAGACGACAACGATTGAATCTCAATATAAAAGAGAATTAGAACAACTTGCAATTCAAATTGTTTTGAAAGAGTATTCAGTACCTGAAGGTAAACTTAACATAACCGCCACCATCACAGGGGGAATTAGTTCTACTGAAGGGATGCAACAACAAAGAGGTCCAGAAGTAAATGAACCTGAAGTTGATGTTGATTCAGATGACAATGAAGATGGTGATGAATCACAACCACAACAACCAGAAGATAATGACTTTATACATGATGAGACATTATTAGCTAAAGCATTACAAGATTTAAATTTAGAAAAAGCTAAAAGACGATTAACAAACGCGTTAATACAAGGTGCATCAAAAGAGGGTCATTGGTTACACACTGGATCAATAAAAACAGGTGAAGGTGAATTGGATTTTACTCGTGTTTCTACTTTAATTAAACAAATAGTGGGTAACGCTAATGGAGAAGAACTTATTAGATGTTACGGATTGATGATGTCAATAAATGATAGTTTTTATTGGCAAATGAGTAATGATGCAATTAAAAATCTTAGTAGTAGTGTTGCTGGTAGAGTTCAAGTTATATTTCAAAGTCCAGAATCGGAAGGTGGTGATGAAGAACAACCTGGCATGGATGGTGAAGATGAGGGAGGTGAAGATGAGGGAGGTGAAGAAGATAATAAAGTAAAAATTATTGCTGAAGGTATAAATTTTGTAGTATTAGTACATGAACTTACTAAAGGTATATTTGAAGTAATCGCAGGTGCTGGTATACCTGATGATCAAGAAACTTGGAATAAAATTGACGAAACTGAAGATATTTTACAAAAAGAAGTTTGGGATTTAAGATTAGGTCCAGCAATTTGGAATAGATTGAGGTCTCAAATACCTGACAAATATAGTGAAGAGGATTCAAAAAGTATTAAGAATTTCTTATTAGAGGAAATATTTAAATTACCAGCTAAACAATTTTTAGTATTTTTAAGAGAGGTAATTTCAGGTTCACAAAGGGGAGCTCAATTAATTCAAAAAGTAATTGATAGTATTGTAAAAGATTTAAATGACGAAGAATATGAAGATGCGATGAATCAATTTGACGTTGAATTAGAGAATTTATCTGATGAAACTCCTGATAATAATTTGAAAGATTGGATAATGACTATTCCGGGTATTTCGTTATCCAATGACGACGACGACGATGAAGATGATGATGACATTTATAAAGAATTAGGATTAGACAGACCTAAAAGATAATACAAGGGAGGTTTAACCTCCCTTTTTTTGTATTTATATATATGAATTCCAAATTAGAACAATTAAAAGAATATGCAAAGATTATTAAAGATGCCCCATATGCGTTAAAAACATATCTGCAGACTTATGATAATACTCAAAAAAAATATGTTCCATTAGAGTTATTTCCTGACCAAATTCAATTAATTCAGGATTATGAAAATTATAATGAAAACATCACTAGAAAATATAGACAGGCAGGTGTAACAACAGTAACCGCAGCTTGGATTTCAAAAAAATTACAAACAGCAAAAGAAAGTGAACCTGAAAGAGTTCTTCTTATTGCAAACAAAAGAGACACCGCAGTGGAGATGGCTAATAAGGTTAGACACTTTATTGAACAATGGCCTGAATGGATTAATGTTGGGTTTTCACCCGATAAAAACTCAGAAAGTAGATTTAGATTAAACAATGGTTGTGAGGTTAAGGCGGTAGCAACATCTGCGGATGCGTTACGTGGTTATACACCAACGATACTTGTATTTGATGAGGCTGCATATATTGAAGCGGGTGATGATTTTTGGGCGGCATCTATGGCGTCCCTATCAACGGGTGGTAAAATTATTCTTATCTCCACACCAAATGGTTATGACCCTATCTACTATGGTGTTTATGACCAAGCATTACGTGGAATCAATGATTTCCATATAACTGATTTAAGGTGGTTTAAAGACCCACGTTACACTAAAGACTTATCTTGGGTAAAATGTTCT